ATGGCCTACGAACTCCTCCCAGACTTTTTTGGTCACACCAAGATTGGTCATCCCGCCAGGGTCTTTAGGATGATTCACAAAACCACCCTCATGCTTCAATAGTGCTTTCAAAGCGTCATCAAAGTTTTCTTTCATTTTCCGTCCTTTTTGGCTTTCATGTCCATGATTTTCTCAAGCGTACGTCCACCAAAGTAAAACGACATGATTAACATACCCCACTGCCCCAAAAGCTCTACATACGCCCCTCTCGTTTCATAATCAAACGCAGACATCATGGCAAATGTAAAGTACGCCCCAAGAATGAATATAAGCGTCAATGGGCGAATATTCTTGGATAGCCAAGAGTCAGACCCCATATCGGCCTTTAAACGCTCTGTGAGGTTGTTTTGCTCGGTCTTATAGGCTTCTAAGTCAACATTCAGCTCACCTAGTTTGCCATCCGACTCAATCTTTTTTAGTTCAGCAAGTGCTTTGGTTTTGGCTTCCTCATTTGGAAGCACTTTGTCCAGTATCTTGCTGCCTACTTCCATCAGGGCTGGTAGGGGTATCATCATCATCCTTTCTCATGCTTTGCACAATGTCTTTGCCTTTGATTGCCAGCAAAGTGCCTAAACTGCCCAAAATGTATTTGGACATATCTGAAAGAAGATAAAAGAATTGTTTGTCAGCAGGGGCAATCCCAGACATGGGCTGAGGAACAAATACAAGGCTAAACATGGACAGACTGACCATGCACACCACTGTAAAACAGAAGGTGGCGGCAATCATAAGTTTGATCTTGGCTTCAATAGTTTCAACGTTCATTGGTTTGCCCCTTAGTCAGTTCTGGTTTCATCAGTTGGTCAGGACATTCACCAAGAATCTCGCAATCAGGCCGCTTGCATTCTTGTTTATTCCAATTCTTAGATGACATACATTGGTAACGATAAAACTCAGGCATATCGCATCCAACGACTATGACTCCAAGTAAAGTAATGTAAAGAAAAAAGATGATGATCTGACCAAAGCGAATCATCATTTGTCCTTTGCAAACATGATGCCTTGAATTACCAACCAAACAAGAGGAGGAACAAGCAAAACAACAAGAACAATACCAATGACAAGATTAATTAATTCTGCCATTTTTCTTGCTTTAACTCTTGCGGCATCGTTCGCCCTTCTACGAGCTTCACGTTCAGCTTCCTCGCCAGCTTGCACTCGCTTCATGATGTTTTCCCAAATGTCAGCATGACCTGTTTGGAAAAATATCATCTTCAATTCATCTTCAAACTTCTTTTGACTCAGCAATTCCATCTCAATCTGGATTGCCTGAGATAGTGAAGAACCGCCCTTTTTCTTTGCTTCTTCTAACGCTTTGACTGTCTGCTGTTTAGCCCCAAAGTAATTTCCAAGTAAGGGGCCAAGAGAAGAAACATCATTAACAGTCTTTTGCGCCTGTTTGATCAGTTGAACTGTCTTTTGAACAGCGGCAAACGCAGCCAAGGCGGTGCTGATCGGCTCCATTACCCGCCTTTAAAGTGTCCTATTATCCATGTGAATGCGCCGCCAACCATAGAAGCTATGGTCATGCCCATCCAAAAGCCACCCTTTGATTTATTGGCTAGTTCAAGAAGCTCACCAATCTGGCCTTCCATCTTGTCAATCTTCTTGTCCATGTTCTGCACTCTTTCCCACAGAACACCATATTTCACGGGGTCAATCTCTCCTGAGTCCATCTTCAAGCCTTCTGAATGAATGCGAGTGAATAATAGAGAGGTAGATTAGTGCCAATGCTAGAGGTTACAGAACTAGTGAAACCACCAGTATTGCCAACAGCATAGGAATTGCCCGAGCCAACCACAAACCGATCACGCAGATCAGGAGTGCCGTTATTGCCATCGCACAAATAGTATCCAGCGGGAATTGAGCCAATAGACCCACTCCACATCACAATTGCACCGCTAGGCACAGGGTTAGCCACAGGCGCAGCATTAACAATGCCATACAGGTTGTCGTATGTGCCAATCGTGACGTTTGCGCTTGTTGACAGTACAAATTTATAACTTGAACCAGCAGTCAGCCAAATCTCTTGCGGTGGGCGACCATCAGAACCAAGCACAATAGGATTGGTGTTCGCAACCGCACCTGAATTGGTGGTGAAAGTTGATGCTGGCGTAGTTGAACCAGCTTGATAGGTGTACAGAAACCCGCCATTTAGGGGTTGTCCATTGGCATCAAAGAATTGAAAGCCATTACCGATGGGTGCTAATAGGACGCTCATTTTTCTTCCTTACCAATGTTTCTGAGTTCAACCCCTGCGCCTGGACGCAAAGACTTTTCGGCTTCTTTTTTGGATTTAAATTCTTGCACTTTGCCACGCACAATTGAACCCGCAGGGATACCAAATTTGCCACCCAACATCACATTGCCAGCGGTTTCAGCAAGGCCAGCAGCCTTTTCAGCCAACGCACCAACTAGCGTATTAGAGTTGTTAACAAACGACCCTTTGGGTTGATTTTGAATGTAGCTAGCCACATTCCCCAATGATTTCAATTGTCCCGCAGTTTCGCCATCCATGACAATGTTTAGATTGTTCATGTTGTCAAGGTTGCGTAAAGCCTTGTTGTATCCAGCTTGCGTAAAATTACCCTTGTCATCAATAATGCCAGCCTTTTCTTTTAGGTGGCTAAGAATCGCAGCCTTCATGCTTTGATGTGCGGGTGATTCAGACCCAAGATTGTCAATCATCTGCTTAACATTCTTGTTAACGCCGTTGATCACAAACTTTTGGGCAAACTTGTCTGCTGGCACTGTATCGTCAACCGCCGCCTTAAATGCGGGGTCTTTACTCAGCATCTGGAATCGTTCACGTGCCGCTTTACGAGCCTCATCAGCCAAAGGCTTAAGGTTTTGGGCTTGTTTGCTCAAAGGCAATTTTTCAAGCTCATCAATCATGCGACTAGCAGCCATGCGAACATTGCCATCTTGCGCTGTTCTAGCCACATTCCCAAGGTTCTTTCTTAGGCTCAAGAAATCCTCAAAAGTCATTGAGTTATCTTTTGCCAACCTTTGCAATTCTTTGAATTGAGAAATCTGCTTGGCATCGTTGGTTAACAATTCTTTACGCAGAGTTGTTTCAACATTCTTCAGCAGTTGTGGTGCATCAACAGGAAATTGACCACCAGCCGCATCACGCAAGGCTGTATATTTGGCGTTTATGTCATCTTCTAGCAGTTTGTTTTTCTGCTTGTAAGAGTCAATAATTGATTCGCCAAACTCAATTGGGCGTGTGCCAAACGCATCAGGTGCAGCCTTTTCCCGAATAGCGTTAAGGTTGTCAATCAATTGCTGGTTTTGCTCATTCAATCGAGCAACCAAAGCCTCATTGCCAGGCTTACCACGACGGTTCATTTCATTAGAAATAATGATCGGGTCGCCAGTTGCTTGCCCTTCTGTCAGTCGTAGAGGAACAGGCAAAGTATCCGCTTCAATGTGTCGTTGAAGCACAGGCATATTGACTTTGTTTACAGGTATATTGCCAATAGCCTGTTGCAAATCTGGACTAGCTTGGGTTAAAGCAGCCTTGATTGTGGTTTCTGTGGGGGCTGCCGCTGAACCCATGCTAACCATGCCTTTTTGTGGCGCAACTTGAGGGGCTTGAGGCGTAGCGGGGGTGGCTCTTGTTTGTGCCAACTCACGTGCTTCTTGAATTGTGCCGACCACAGACTTTGCGCCTTTAGCCGTTGCTTCTAGCCCTTTAGTCACTGCTGGAGTAGCCGCTATACCCAAACTTTGGATAATGCTTTCTACATCTGCTTTAGGCAAACCAGTTTTTGCACTTAGTGCGTCAATTCCTTGTGACACATTTGCAGCAATGTATTTTGCCGCATCAGTTTCCATAATTGCTCTTGGAACGGCTCTTGTTACTTCTGCTTGGTAACCAGGCGTTTGCTCAATTCCAAGCGCACGACCAATAATGTTCTTTGGACTTGTAGTTTCAGCCCTTGCTTTTGCTGCGGCTTCTTCTGGAGACATTTTGAATCCATAATAAGCCCTTGCCAAAGGATAAGCAGCATAATCTAATGCGCCAGTTAGCATATTGATTGGTTGATCTGCCAAACTAGCAAATGATTGCCCCAACTCACGCATAGGCTGAACATTTGCCTCACTAGGCTTTTGTGCAGTCGGCTTCTTGGCAGACGGAAAGCCAATAAAAGGCTTTGACATATCTGCTTCAGACACGCCTTGAGGCTTAACAGGCTCGGGCTTTGCAGGGGCTTGCTGTGTGGGTGTGCCACGAATCAATTGCTCAAGCTCGTCAACAGGCGCACTTGGCTTACCATCGCCTTTGACCTTTGAAACATATTGGCTCGGGTCTTTAGTGACAAACCCGCCATAGTTAGCCAACGCCTTGTCTAAATCGCCATTGTTTCGGTTGACCAGATCAATGAGATATTCTTTGGCAGCTTGACGTGCTTCTTTTTCGTCAAATGGATTGAATTTCTTGCCCTTGCGGTGCATATCAGCCACTGTTTCAGGCATGAATTGATATGCACCAAGTGCTTTGGTCTGCTTGTTAACAGCAAAATCATCTTTGCCGCTTTCAACTTTACGCAAACGATCTAGCAAATCCTCAGTAACAAGGTTGCTGTAATCTTTTTTGGTAGAGGGCTGACCGCCCCTGATAAGTTGCTCAAGTTCATCCATCACAACTCCCCAGTTTCAGTCAATTTCTTGATGTTTTTATAACGTCTTGCAAAATCTTCACGCACTTTTTGATTGCTTCCTAATAGGCCATCAATCAATTTTTTGCGTTCTGCGGGGTCTTGCACATTCTCGTAAACGCTGATTGCCTCAAACACTTTGGAATCAGCGTTTTTGTTCCATTCTTGTCTGAAGGCGTTAAGGTTATTGTCACCAAACTTATTGGCAAAAGCCTGTGCGCCTTGCGCTTGCATATTCAAATTGGTCAGATCAGC